CTGTAGGGCCTGCCGGGCCTTGTATGCCCTGTTCGCCTGTATCTCCTTTGTCGCCTTTTGCACCAGCAGGGCCGGTAGCACCAGTAGCACCCGTTGGGCCGGTGGCACCTGTAGGGCCTGCCGGGCCTTGTATGCCTTGCGGGCCTTCAGGGCCTTCATCACCTTGCGGGCCGGTGGCACCAGGTACACCAGGCACCGCCAACAGCACAGCCGCTACTGCCAAATCGGTTGGCGGCAATTGCTGCACTGTAAGCCTTATTGTTTGCGTCTGGCTGGCAATTCTTAACTGTATTGTTTCGCTCATTGGTTTATGCTTTCAAGTATTACAAATTCGGCTACCTCTGTTTTAAATACAGCAGGGCCATTCTCAAATTTTAGTTGGTACTTAAGATTTTCAGCCTTTATAAAGTGCGTTTTAAGTACGTTTAAAACAATGTTTTGCCCGTCCACGGTAAGTCCTCCATCGGTTTCGGTGGTATAGGTTTGTACAGGTTCGGCGTTAACCGATTTTCTTACTTCAATAGTGGGTGCAAAATCTTGCAAGCTTATGATTTCCGGTACGGGGAAAACAACCTGGTGGCTACAGCCACTGTACATTGTAATTGTGTTTTTGTTGTTCATAGTTTATTTGTTGATTAATTAAATTAGTTAAAATATCTAACTGCTTGCTGTCCAAAATGCCTCCCAATAGGGGTTCTGTGTAAGGAAGTGCCTGCTGTGTACCGCCTACGATCTTCACATACCAGCGCTTGTTTTCAATGTTCATACTTTACCGGTTAGTTCATCTTTTGCAAATAAGCCTTCCTGTGTATGCCGCAAAAAGATAACAGGCGTTGTTGCCGCCTTTACATCATCGTATTTATGCAAAGGCTTTTCAGGTACATGGGCGGCAAACTGGTTTACATGCACTTTGTTCTTTTCAAACTTTACCAACTGCCAAGGGTCAACCCGTTTTGGATAATGAAAGCGGTCTCCAATCCGCAATTCACCTAATGTTGTTAGTGTTTTTGGTTGCATAATTTTTTAAAGTTCAAAACAGTCAAGTATTTCGGTAACTTCTTCCATCGTATCAGCCTGCTTAATAGCATCGGCGCGGCTTTCTGCCTCAATAATCATGGTATATATTTCCATGCTTTGGTTTTCGTAGGTAATTAAGTATTTACAAATATCTAATTCGCATTTTAACCGGTATCCGGGGATAGCATTTTTGCACCTGTACCGGGCCATGTGGGTAATGCAGCGGCATTTAACTAATGGCATGAAAAAGAAATATTAAAGCGATAATGAAACAAAAAACAGAGAGAATATCAAGCACCGCAATGGTGGTGTAATACTTACGCTTATAATCTTCCTTTAAAAGATCACGGTAATAGGACTGTACGTACCAAAATATCCACGAAAAACCACCGAATAAGAGGCAGAAATAAAGATGCATAATTGTGTTTTTATTGTTTTAGTTAAATAGTTGCAATTTTCTTACGCAGTGCCTGCTGCCAATCAGCCAGCACCTTTTCGGCTACGTTTATAAGTACATACAGTTCGCCGGTACTGTAATCGTTAAAATCTTTCTTTTCGCCACGTACTCCCTGCTTTTCAGCCCATGCAATGGCATCCTTTGTTGGGCGGTTCATCTTTTTAAAAATGCTGATGATGGCTTTACGCATGCGGTCTGCTTTTTCATCTTTCACCACCGGCTTTACACCGCTAATGGCGTTTAACACCGCAACTATTTCCTTTAATTCAGCATCGTTTAAATCTTTAATGCTGCTGGTACGGCAATTGGTAAACTGTTGTATCATTTCTTCTTTGCTATTGCTGTTGCCACGTTTAACGCTTGCGTTGTATGCTGCATAAAAAGCAGCGTATTTGTTGTAAGCCATTTTAAATAATTATTATTCCTAATTTTAAGGCAATTTGGTATTCAAGTGTGGCGCCAGGGCTTTTTAAGTAATCGGGCAGCAGGTGTATATACTGGCATCCAATTAGCCCGGCTATGCATATGCGCATTGCTGTTGGCCATGGGGCGTTAGCATCGTTTACCAGTTTAATAGGGTTTACCACATCGTAACCCTTTCCCTCCAAATCTGCTTCTGCGTTATTAAACTTTTTTGCCACTTCTGCAAATGGCAGTCCGGTTACTTTGCCGCATATATATACCTTATTGCCATTTGTTTCAAAATGAGTAAATGCATGCCATATATCATTTAGCTCGCTGGTAAGTAGTATTAGCCCGTGTTCGGTATATAAGTGGTCAGCAGCTTTTACAAGATTATACATAGTAAATTGAGGTATTTTAAATGCCAGACTGTAGAAACAACCCGGCTAACGATTGCTTATGAAAATTAGTTTTTGTTGATTTCTTCCACTTTCGGAGTGATAAAAAAGCTTTCATCCTGGTCGATGCTTATATAGCAATCTTCTTTAAGCTGGTTTAAAACAGCTACGTTTTTCTCTGCCAATATGGCTTCTTTGTTTATTTCTTCTTTTGAGCGCACAAAGCCGCTGAATAAATTACTTTTCTTCATTAGTTCCAATACAGCATCCCAGGTAAACTTTTTATCCTTGGTTACTTTTGGTTGCCCGGTTCTAAATCCAATTACTGCATGAAGCAACTCAATGCTTTTACGCTTACCCCAGCTTTCTTTTTGTTCGTAGGCAAAAGCTTCTAAAATTGCCTCTGGTTCTTTAATGTTTTCCTGCAAAGTGGTAATACTGTCAAGGTATTTTTCCTTTACCTTGTTAATTTCATTGTTCATTTTAGCCTCGGTAGCACTAAGCTTATTGGCTATGTTTGTGTAATCTTTTGCCGCATCCTGAGCGGCTTCTACCGTTACGTTTGTAACTACTTTTTTCTTTGTTTTTTGTGTTGTTGCCATTGTTGTTTTTTTATTATGAAAATTTTGGATGAATTATTGCTATCAAACCGTTTATCATGTTGCCAGTAAAACTTATGGTTGCTAAGTCCTGGTTACTCCAAAAAATTAAAAAGGCTTGCGCTTCCGCTGGTGTTAATTTCAGCTTATACTTTGGCCTATATTCAACATCAAGCTTTCTAAGCTTTACCCATACTTGCAAAAGCAACGTGTGTACAAGCTTTTCGGCTGGCAGTTCTGGCTTTTCTTCAATTACCAGCACTTCAAATGCCTCGTATAAGGCTTCAAACTGGTTACGCCTTAGTTTTAAAACGGTATCATTCATTTTCTGAAATATGAATCGCCTATAAAATCAATTTCAACGGTGTTTGCCATATGCCACTTTTGTTGATAGTAATGGCGTAATAGCTTGCGCTCAACCAACAATGCATCATGCGCAATAAAGGCGCTTATCCACCATGCCCAAAAACCTAAGCTGCTATCTTGCAGGATAGCCACACGCACATCGGGGTCGGGTTCCTGCTGCTGTACCAGTTGCCAGCCAGTTTCAAACAAAAGGCTTATCCATTCATCTTTTGTTAACCTGGTGCGCTGCAATACAGCGGCAACCGTGGCCGCATTGCTGGTACATTCCTGCTGTGTTTTGCTATTCGGTTTTGTGTAAGATTGGCGTGGCATGTTGCTTTATTTTTTCGTTTATATACTCATTACATTTCTCCAATTTTGCTAAAATCTGTTCATCCTTTACATCAATTAGATTAAGAACAGTATTAACAGAATGTATAATAGTGCTGTGATCTCTGTCGCCAAAATATGAACCAATAGCCTTATAAGATACATCTTCAATGCGTGTTTTACACAGGTAACAAGCTATATGCCTTGCCTCTGTAACCGATTCTTTACCCCTGCTTTTAAAAAGCATATTCATTGGTATCGAAAGGCACTCACTAACGGATTTTGCTACATTGTCAATGGCTATCTGAAAATCAAGGCCATCAGCACTTAACTTTATGTTGTAGCCAAATTCATCGCTTAGCAGTTTTTCAAATACCTTAATACGTTTTTTAATGGTGCTTATCTGTGGCAGGTATGCTATACTTTTTTCCATTAGTCTTTAAATAATTCATCAGCACGGTTTACAATCCATAGTTCAATATCAACATCAGAGAGAGCGGCACGAAGTGGCGGTTCTCGTAAAGGCATTTTAAACAACTGCTTTCCTTCCTGGCTAATCATTTCATTAAACAGGTCAAAGGCATCTTCGTAAGTAGGTTTTGTAACTAAAACAGGTTCGGTAAAGCTTTCGCGTGGCATGCTAACCACCATGTATGTTTTCATCATAAAATGTTTCTTTTTTTAATCATCCGCCCCCCAATAAAGGGCGGCTTTTTCTTCGTCAATACTTATTTTACCACCGGGGCATCGCCCGCTTACATGGGCTGTAAGGCCCTCAACCCGGCAAATTATTTTAGCAAGCTTTCGGCACAGTTTTGCGCACGCTGTGTATGGTTCGCCCTTTTCTTCGTGTGCTACAAATACAAATAGCTTGTCATCGTGCTTTTGCAGCAGGCGGCGCAATTCACCGCCTTTAAGTTCATCTGAGTAAATGGTAAGGTTATCGATAAACACAATCTTTGGCGCTCTTTGCCTACATAGTTTTTGTTCCACTTCAAGCATTGGCAGGTATTCCAAAAATTGCAGTTGCTTATTGCTGGTTTGCACTTTTGCACGCTTTGCGGCTGCTACAAAACCAAGTCCTATGCCTTCTTCCGCGCTTACGTATAGCGTTTTTTCAAACTGGCTCAGGTATTCAGCCAGTTTAAGGGCAAACCAGGTCTTACCGTTCTTTTCAGCGCCATAGATCAACCAGGCTCCATTCGTTTCGGGGCTATCCATTGCCCTGTGGTAAACGCCAGTAAACGGAAATGTCTTGAATGTTTTTTCATAGAGATTAGATACTGATAGACTTCGCATTTATTAATTTCAGGCATTAAGAATCAATAGGCTTTCTGCGCGGCGCAACCCGCCTATATGGCCGTTGGCATCGTTGGTTATACAACGCTTTACTATTTCATTCAGGCGGTCTTTATTGGTCATGTTTACTGTCAATACATCGGTAATCAGCTTTTTGTAAAAAGCTATCTTTTGGCTTCGCTCAGCAGGTACTATAGTGCTGAACCTTTCGCTGTACCGGCTGAAAATTTCAGCATATCCAACCTTCTTATTACTGATGCCACGTTCAATTGCTGTACGCAATCCATCAGCACCCATTAAGTACCAGCCGCATGCGCCAACGGTGGCGTTCCACAACTCTTTCAGTTCAAGAAATGCCGAGTATTCAAGATCGCCTGCTTCATCAATTATTACCATAGGATTAGGCAACATCTTAAGAGCATACTTAATGTTTGCTTTTACTTTCACATACTTGTCTTTATCATCAACACCAATGGTTTTTGCAATAAGCCTTATAAACACTTGTTTGGTTTTAGCCTGGCTGGCATCCACATAAAAACAGTTCTTTAGCGTGCGGGCCAAATACTTCGCACTGTAGCTCTTACCAATTCCGCAATCATCCACACACATCATGCCCTTTGCATGTGCTTGACAAAAGGAAACATCTTCCTCAATCATTGTATATACATCCGTGCGGGCCATGTTCCACTTGCGTTCGCTGGCAGTTACATCTAATTCACGGCCAAGGTTTAGCCATTGCGCTTCACGCAACAGGCCATCAGTTTCACCGCTTTTTATGCGACTAAAAACACTGTAGTTTATTTCCCACTGCTTTGCAAATTGTTGGTCTGTGCCGTCAAAGTTTTTGCGCTGTTCAAGCAGCTTTGCAACTATTCGGGCTTTAATTTCTGCTGTTGTCTGAATCATGATAGCAATTTTTAAAAGGTTAGAAACGATCTTTTTGCGCCCGAACAAAGCCGGTTGGCGCTGGTACATAATAATCTTCATCATCGGGCAATGCAGGCAACATTTCAGGCTCCATGTCTGCATCAACCAGGGGCCGGTTAATTGATGGAATAGTAAATTTTGTGTTGAGGGTTTTAACGCGGTTGTCAATTACCACCAGCGTTTTAATGTTGGCAGCTTTGCGCCTTATATAGCCGTCAATGCTTGCCACATAAGCACTCATTATGCGGCGGTTTTCTTCATCCTTAGCAGTGCGTTCTATACCGGCGCGGTTGTAAGTTGGTTTTGGCAAGGCTTCGCAAATGCAGGTATCACCCATGTACACAATTGCTTTTAGCACGCCGCCATTATTGTCATCCAGCCAATAGCAATCAATGTTGCGGCCTCCAATCTTCTTCATCAGGTCTATCAGCTTTTCACCTAAATAGATTTCATCATCATCGCCCAACAAAAACTCTTTGTTCTGTAGTTTGATGATAGCATTATCGCCGCAACTCGTTGCAGTTTTGTAACCTAAGTATGGCAAAATGGCTTTCCAGTTTGTAGGCTTCAATTCAGGATGCTGCATTTCGGTAAAAACCTCCCAACGCGTTTTATCTTTATGCACGCTATGCGGCATATTGTTCCACGTCTGTATATCGTTCAGGCAACCTTCAATAATTTGGCTGTATGGTATCATGGGCACATTTTCGCCGCCTGCCTGGTTGCTTTCTGTTAGCGCATACGGGCGTGCAAGCCATCCGGCACGCTCCTTTTCAAGTTCATAACGCAAAGGCTTATAATAGGCTTCAATGCGCTTGCCGCGAGCGTTATTGGCTTCAATGCGTACATCGTAACTAAACATGGCACCGGGGCGTAAAAAGGTATTTCTGAATGAACTGTTCAAGCTGCTTTCGCATTCCAGTTCGGCAGGCAGGCAAAAGCCCCATTCGGTATAATTGCGGATAAGTTGGCGGTAAAAATCAAGTATAATGCCTTCTTTACTTTTGCCATACACCCAACAGGTAAAGGCTTCGCTGGCAAGGTCAATGCCATTGTAAAACCACGGGCGCTGACCTGCGGCATATTTGAAAGGCGGTTGCCGGTCATCAATTGAAATGATACTGCCAGCGTAAGCAGGGCGGTCTAAAGAATGGTAAGGTTTAAACTGGCTAATGAATTTTTGATGGTCTCCGCTACGCTTGCTGTAGTTGCCAGCTTTTTCGCTCCAAGCTCCCAGGTAGCTTATAATTGTGTTATCAGATAGCGGTTTAAATTCTTTCGGGTCGTACAGTTCGCCGGTAACCGGTGAAGCAACTTCCACATAGCCATCTAAAAAGGCATCGTACTGGCGGCTTATTTCGGTGCGTGTAGGTTTTTTACCAAGGCCCGCAAAAAGGTCGTTCAGCAGGTTCACGGTTTCGTCTGTTACCTTTTTCGCGTTGGTATTGCGAATTTTCTTGCTGATTAAGCTTTCGTAGTTAAAGCCGCTTCCATCCGCTTTTACAAAGGCTTTAAAACTGTCTTTAAACCAGCGTTCACTGGTTTGCAACGTATGCTGTACATCGTACTTGGTTTTCAGCACCTTGTTAAACAGGGTGGCATCCTTTACAATGGTACCCATTATGCCAACCGTGCTTCCGCGTTTGCTTTTACGCTCATTTTCGCGGGCGGTTTTAAGGGCCACACATGCCCGCAACACGCTGGCATTGGTTATGTATTCTTCCTGGTGCGCAAGGCTCAGGTATTCACCGTCAATTTTGTGTTTGTGGAAGAAGGCAACCGCTTCCATATCGGTTTTATAAAAATGCTCAAGCGGGTTAGTGATCTTGCCAGGTTCGCCAATGGCGGTTTGAATATGGTTAGGCAGGCTATCAAACGAAATAAGCAACTGGCGGCCATTGCCACCGCTTTGCACTTTCTTGATGCCGTAGGATTTGTCAGCGTGGCGGCTGATTACTGTACTCAAATAATTCAAGCTGCTGAAAAAGGCAGGTATTAATTCGGCTTCGGTAACTACCCATATGTTATTCCATTGGTGCGGCATAGATTATTTTTATTATTGTATTAGAATATTTTAGAGATACTGGATTATATTGCTGGCATGGAACATCTTAAATTGGAGATAGAGCAACTGCACATAAACAATGCGCTGCTTTTTGCACGCCTTACCGTTTTAAGCCAAGCCACACTTGGTGCATTCTCCGACCTGCTTGCAAAAGATGCAAGCGACAACCTGAAAACAAATTATTTAACGCTTTTAAACCTTGCTGAACAAAAGGCGCTAAACGGGCTTGCTGATTTGGTTGAACCTGCTGCTTTGTTAAAGGCAAAGGCTGACAGTTTTCTTTTTTTGCAGGAGCAAGCCAGGCAATGGAAGGTTCAGCTAACTGGTAACGAATAGGTGCGTAACAGGCTGCTACATCTACTTTAGTGTTTTTCATAATCCTGCTGCTTTTTTAATTTCTGCGTATTTGGTTTCGTAAAAGGCTTTTGCTGCAATTGCATCCGGTGCCTCTAACCGGTTACTTATCACTTTGTAAGTCCAATCCTTACTTCGCTTAAACTCCTCTGCGGTAGCTTCTACCGCCAGTTTTCGTATTACATCTTGCGAATGGGTTCTTTCTATTGTTTTACTCATGCTATTGTTCTTTATTTGTTTAGAATAATAGCAATATTACAAACTTGTTTGAATACAATCCAAACTTTTATGAAAGAAAGTACAAACTTTTTTGAAAGACTGACTCAACTGTATGAACTAAAAGGTTTTAAATCTTTAAATGATTTTGCGAAAAATGGGTTAGGTTATGCTTCGTCGGAAAAACTCAACCGGTTAAGAGATGCAAGTAAGAATCCATCAATAGACATAGTGCTCGATATTACAAACAAGTTTGAACAGATTGATACTGACTGGCTGCTAACTGGAAAGGGAGAAATGTTGAAAGAGCCAAAAACCTACACGCAACAGCGGCTTAAACTAAAGAATAGTCCGGAGGCTGGTTTTTTCCCGGTGTTCAGCGGCAATACCAGGTTACGTGAAGACCCAACCCTCCAAGTGTATTCTGATGACCGGGATATGCAAACACCTATTGCGCAATTGCCCAAATCAGCCTTTCCTGGTTGCGATCATGGAGAACGGGCATTTGGCAACAGCATGTACCCAAGGCTGGTTAACCAGGGTTGGGCCATTGGTAAAATAATTGAAGAAAAAAGCAAAATTATTTACAATGAAATGTATGGCATACACGTAAAAGGGGGTGGCCCGCCCATTGTTAAATACGTGCAGGGGTCAGATAAGGGCGATTGCATAAAACTGGTTAGCGAAAACAAAAGTTTGGGCACGCAAGACCTTTGTTTTGATGATATAACATTCATCTTCCGCGTACTCTACATCATCAATCCGGCATAGAATATACATAGTTTTCAAAACGTTGCCATTGGCTCAACGGCTGAAATCGTTACCAGTAAAGGGTTTCAGCCGTTTAACGTTTATAGCCTTGTTTGTATTAAGGGGGTCAACTCACGCCAAAAAGCCGTATTTATGGCCATTTTTTTGTCGTTAAGGGGTGCTACTGCGGTAATTTTTTACCCTGTTTTGATACACCAACTGATACACCAACTGATACACCAACTGCTTTTTTGGCTAATTATAGCACTTTGCAACCTGGCTTATTGTATTGCTTTTTTAAGCGCATTACCGCCATAAATGTAAAACGGCTGAAACGTAGTATTGTGCTACATTTCAGCCGTTTTAAAGCTACTTAAAGGCTGCTTTAATACTTGTTTAAAGCTATCATTGCAACCAGCTATTTTATTTAAAGCCAATTCCGGCATTTTTAAACTTTTCGGATGAATCGAATTTACAAACCAAATCGGCAAATTATGCCTGTAATCCTTTGTAGTATTGGGTTTCAGGCAAATTTATGTTATGTTCTTTTCGGGATGATTTGTTTTGTTGCCCTTAACCGTCAAAGAACTTTTTATACCGCCTAAAAATAAACCGTTTTTTCTTTTTCCATTGAAAAGAAAACATGCATCACCGATATGAAATTGATAACACAGCCGATAAAGCATAGGCATCCCTTAAAGATGCCGAACTATTGCAACAATTTAAAGCTGTTGAACAGTTTACCGATGATGATAAAACTGTAGTGAAAAAACTGATTGATGCTTTTATTGTAAAAAAACAATTGCAGCAGATGGCTTCGTAAAAATTACTTCCTTATAAACAGCAAAGCCCGGCGGTGCCGGGCTTTATCATTTTAAGGCGGTTCGACCTATTTGTATTTAACCGATGCAATCATTTTTTGCATAATCTCACCGCATTCATTAGAATCAGGCCATGGGCAAGTATACTCAACATGCAGAAGCTCCCTGTTCAAGCACTTAATATAGGCCTGCGCCCCATATTGTTTCTCTTTGCTTCCCATGAACGAGTACGTAAAATAACCAATGCTAATATCTTGTTCTGATTTGATATTGGTTGTTAAGAATTCAACCGAAGGATTTTGCTTTGTCTTCAAAGTCTCTTTAAAATATTCAATGAAACTCTTATCTACTGACTGATTATCATTATAACTCGTATCAAAAACATCTATCAGCAAAGAAGCTTTATTGCTCTTGTTTTTAAAACGAACCCTATTTAAAATTTGATAATTAGACAACTCCCTTGAGGAGACCCTTTTCAAAGTAACCGGAACATCCCAAAAGATATTCCTATATAACGAAACACTTCGAAATTTGCTTTTTCCTTGCCAGCTACCTATAGCAACAACGGTAAATAAGCAAAAAAATATTTTTAATATTCTCATTTTTGAATCGGAATTTGTGAATTGGGTGTTGGCGTGTTTTTCCCAAACCTGTTTGTGTAATACTCTTTCACAACTCCCTGGTTATCCGAACTCCTTACAAAATCCCCAAGCCTTTGCAATTGAGGCACCACAACGGGGTTCTGATTCACATTCCTTGCAATACCACCTGCATCAGTCATTACAGAACCATAAGGTATCCGCCTTGCGGCACCATTCTTATCATAATCTGCAACGTCTCCGTCATGATTTAAGCCCGCATTATGACCAGCTCCATGGGTAACTGTAAAAGCTATTGTTTCTGTTAAGCTAGCATTCCATGAGGGAGCCAATTCCTTGGAATCTTCCATATTAACTGCAATTATATTATTGCCTGCAGTTTCGTCTACTCTAGGATTTTGACTTATTTCAGGATTTGTGTTTCCTCCGGGGCCAAAATCTTTAGATTTTTCCAAATACTCGCCAAAAGTTTTATTCATTTCTTTTACTGTACTGTTCACTGCCTTCTCATTTCCTAAAACGGCAACTGCATCAGTTTTATCCATTTTTGAAATGTCAAACTTTTTGCCAGTAAAAATCTTTGCTTGGGTCTTTAAACCCATATCCTTAAAATTCTGATTGACTTGGGTCTGAATAGCCTTCAGTTGTTTATTAGTCATTCCTTCAACACCAACTAAATAAATAACATTATCCCTGCCATCGGGGTCTATATAAAGGATGGGGTTATTCATGCAATACTGATAAGGTGATAAGGCATTGTATTTTTCAACCTTAGGGTCTATCACATGCCATCTTCCGATCTCCGCATCATACATCCTCGCCCCGTAATCGTACCACTCTAAACCACTTCCATCGCTAAACTCTTTCTCTTGCTTCTCCTTGCCGTTGTATTCAAACTTGTTATCAAGTTTCCCTGCCGCCTTGCTGCTTATCCCTGCCATGGTGAGTCCAAAGGCGGTGTAATATGTTCCCTCTTTTTCACTCCGCTTGCAGTTTTCCCTATGACCTCTCCAAAAAAAATCCGCTTTTCCCTATAACCCTGCATCAAAGAACTATCGTAAAAATAATGCTTTATCCTTTCACAACGTTGCAACATGCAACAAAAAAATAAAGCGGCGTGAGCCGCTTGTATTTATTGCTGTTTTTGCTTTGCCTTCCATTCTTTGAACCACTCTTTTAAGAACTGTGTTTGCAAAGCTTTGAACGCTGCACCTTTCTTTTCATACTGCTGCCAACGCAACCAGTTCAAGCCATCGAACATTTGTTCCACTTCATCGAACTCGTAACGGTGCATACCATGACCACAACGCATAAAGTAACCAACTGCCTGTTCTCTTTCATCGCTGCCGCTGCTGTTCACTTCTAAACTTACATCGTTGATAAACGTTTGTAAAACCTGTTGCGGTGTAGTTTCTAAAAGTTCGCAAAGCATTTCTAATTGCTTTGGGATTTCCAACTCGATTGTTTGTTTCATCTGACTAAAATTTAATTGTGATAAAAAATAAAATGCAGCAAAAAATGCTTAGCGACCAGCAAGGGAAGGCATGTGCGTAAGCCAAAAGGAAGCGGAAAAAAAATTTATAAAAGATGGCTTCTGTGCGTTGGGGCTGTGTTTATGCAATTTTTTTGAGCAATCTTTTGGCGGCTTTGTGCGGTAGCATGCCGACTTATCTTTGCGATTGCATTTTTATGCGTATTCCTTCTGCCATGCTGCCGCAGGCTTTGCCATTGACTGACTGGAAGGAGATGGCATAAATAAAACTCGTGGCTTCGCCACACCATTTCTAAGAAGCGTTGGCTGTCTTTCGGCACGGCTGCAACACAAAAAAATATTTGCGTTGGCTCTTGTGTGTGAGCAATATTTTTTTGTGTTGCTTGCGGTGTTGGCTATTTAACATAAAGTGCTTATAGGATTTTTTTTCGTGGCGTTGGCATGTGTACATGAGCGTAGGTAAAAAAAATGCGTAGCGAACCTATAAGGCCACATTATGTAAAGTTGCTTCCGCCCGTTTTTGTGGCGGGTGTTTTTGCTTCGTGTTGCTGGCTGGCAGCTCTTTTATTTTTTTCCTGTCTTTCAAAAAAATAAATGTGCT